GAGATTCTACTCCTTATGCTATTCTTAATATAGCAGCCGAAGTTGTAAATGCAGGGAACTGAATTGTAAAAGTTCCAGAGGTTGCAGTTTTATCACCGCCAAAATCTAAAACAGCTACGGCATCAGTGGTGCTTGATCCACCAGCAGTAGTTGTGTTGTAGATTAAAGCTCCTCTTGCAGTCAAAGTTACTCCGACAAATGAAAGATCAGCAAAATCTGTGATAGCAGTATTTGTTGCTAAAGATGTTCCAACGTTGACAAGTGCTTTTCCGCCAGCAGAATAACCTGATGGTGATGACACTTCGTTTGATGTTGAATATCCTACAGTAGATTTTCCTAAACTTGCAGAGTTTGTAAACATTGCAAGTTTGTAAGTGCTTCCGTTAGGAGCTGCTTGAAATTTGTGCGCTCCTTCTAACAATTCTTTTTTGAAAGAATTGCATATTGCATTAGTTGTTATTGCCATTTTTTCTCCTTATTAATTTGTTGTGTTTGGAGATGGGGAAGGTATTTTTACTCTTGAAACACCATCATCATACTCCGCACGTCTTCTTCTGCCCATTTGTTGTAGAGCAAAATTTTGTAATTCTTCATTATACTTGCCTTTATAGAGATTGTATAGGTTGTCGGGTCCTTTTAAGAAGCTATAAGCCTCAGTTAGGACACCATGTAACAACATAGATTCTTGATATTTAGCTAAAAAGGTTTGATTAGTTGAAGTAAATTCTGGTGGATCTTTTATGTAATTTATCTGCACCGTATCAGCAACTGCAGGTGTGGGTGCAACTAATATATTGAAAGCGTCATAATTTGCAAAATATTTTGGTGTGCCTTGTTTTCCTGTGCTATTAAATTCTGAAATAAAACTTATATCTCTTTTTTCTAAAAAAGTCCTTGTCCCACCAGATCCTACATGTTCTACTGATCTTAAATATAGAGAATCTGAAGGCATAGAAACTGCTCTGTTTCCAGCGGTAAAAGTAGATGTTGCATATTTTCTAGTATCGTCATAGTCTACTTTACCCGCAACATCTAATTCTACACTTCTTATAAATTCTTGAATTATTGAATCAGACAATACAGAGCTACCTACTTCTGTGTAGTCTCTTACTTGTGTTAAAAATGCTGAATGTGATATTGCCATTATGAAATACTAACCTCCACTTGTCCTATTAATGATAACATTTCTCTTCTTCTATTTTGTAAAGATGGATCTGCAGGTTTCATAGCTGAGGTTCCTTGTGTTATGAAAGCAAAGTCTCCAGGTAAAGATAAATTTGCTACACCAACAGATGCACCACCTGAATCTGATATAGTGCCATCACCATCTGTTAAAAATTCTTGAGTTGGTTGTTGAAATTTCTGAGATCTTGGGCTTTGTAATGCTATTGCATCTGCCGTAATTCTTCTTCGTCTTATTTGTGGTTGTTTAGGTTCAAATTCTGTATAATGCACAAAAGAACCATTCCACTCTTTTACCATTTCTGAATAAGGATATTCCATACCTGATCTATCAGATATAGCTTTTGAATGTTTACCTGTTGCGTACTTAGCCATTATGCTCCTGATCCGTTAGGGTAGAATGATTGTGGAGTAATAAATGTTGAAGTTCTTTGACCGTCCTCATCTAATGCTCTTTTTAATTCATCTTCATAAATCATTTTATTTTGTTGAACTAATTGTGGATTCATTTTCATGGATAAATAATATCCTAACCCTGCCGCCATACATGGTAAAAATCTATAAGCCACATCAGCTTGATCAGTATAAGCACCTGCATCTTCTATTCTTTTTAAAACGTAATATTTAAGAGCTTTGTAAGTTCCAGCGTCTGGTGTTTGATATAAACTAATTTTAGGTGTTGTTTGTCTGTCTACATAATATTGAGACGGTGTGCCTGTAGATAATTTATTAGGTATGGCAGCATAAGTAGATCTATCTATTTTTGTTAAAGATACATCTTGAGTTGAAGAACTATCATTAGACGCAACAGTTGTAGAAATAAAAGCCTCTAAAACATCACTTACGTCATCTGACACTGTGTAAGTTGCTTGGCCAGCAACTAAAGTTTTTTCATCAAGCTCAACTTTCCAAAGATGAATGCCTCTATTACCCCATTCAGCAAATAATAAGTTTAAACTTGTTCTAGCTGATCTTAAATCATAACCAGAGTTTGTTCTTACACCACATCTTTGATAACCCTCTTGAATTATATCATCGATGTCTAAATTAAAAGCTGTAGTTCCAGACGTTGCCATTATAATATCCTATCTTAATTTTCGTAAATCTTCTTTTGTTAAATTTTTTCCACCATGCATTCTGATTCCATACTTCAGATCATCTTTTGCATCTTTTCGTTTACCAGCACCTCTAACACCAGATTTCATAATCTCAGTTATACTTCTTCCACCAGCTTTTTTATACGCTTTGTAAGCTGATTTAATAGTTGTGGTTAACAAACCACCTGCCAACATTTTTTTATACATTTTTAAATCCTTTCAATAAAGGTCCGTAGTATTTAACCAAACTTGGATTGTTAACTTTTTTTCCTGCTAACTCAGATTTCATATAAGAACCTATGTATGGTTCTTCTTTCATTTTTGTTCCAGGAGCTTTTGATGTTGTTTCAGAGAACGCAGCTCTACCCATAGAAGCTTTCATTACTTTTTTGCCAGCGGGTACACAATTAGGCACCATCTTATTACCTTTTTTCTTCATGCCTTTTTGCACGTATCCATCCCAACATGGTCCTTGTTTTGCCATTAGTCCTCCTTTTTAGCGGCCGCTTTGAGAGTGTGAATCTTCTCCTTTTTGCGGTTGTACAACTTCTTAGATAATAGCACTCTTAAACGGAATGTTCTAGACCTTACGGCTTCTACGAATGGATTCTTTGGCTTTTTTTGCAATGTTTACCACCCCTGATTTGCCCATAACCTTAGCTCTTTGTTCCATGACCGTTAAAATTTGTATTTTTCTTGCGAATGGTTTATTAACCTTTTTTACTTTTGCAGCTGTGGCTCTCGCATCAGCGTCTGTTGCAAACTTAATCTTAACAGTGTCTCTAGGATTTTCATCTGTATATAATCTTCTACCAGATCCTTTTGGTTTTTTACCAGTGCCTTTTATTGGGTCTTTCATATATTTTTATTGTTTCTTAATAACATAATTTACTGATGTCCTCCAGTAGGGTATTTTTTTTATTGGTTCTGATTTATGTAATTTAGTTGATTCAAATAATATAAAGTCACCAGGATTATATTTAATTATATCTCCCTCTATGTTTAACTCTCCACCCCAATCTTCAGCCCATTGTGGTGTAAAGAATCCAACAATACTATAAGTATTTGTTTCCATATCCTGATGAAATTGTGTGTAATGATTATCATTTTGTGCGTTCAAAGCTATCCTACTTATAACTCTTGATATCGAAAAATTATGTTGTCTTTTTAATTCAGCATTTATTCTATCAAATAAACTATTAAAGTAGCCTATCCAATATTGATTATTGTAAACAATTTCTTGATTTTCTATTAAAGTTACTCCAGGAAAACATCCTCCTAAATTACTCGTATCGCTTTGTCTAGATAAATTCCAAATGTTTGATGTAACCAAACCTGTGTACAAAGAAAAACAATCTTCTTTAGTTAAAACATCATTTATTATTTTTATCATTTACACTAAATCTACAGCTCTACCTATAACTGGTTTGTATTTAGTTTTACCTTCATTTTTAAAAGCATGCAAGAATTGTTTTCTTGCTCCTTCAGGCACATAGCTGCAATGTATCCACCCAGAGTTTGGTTCACCTACAGTATAAAACTCAAGTATAAGTTGGTCAAATTCTAGGTTTTTGTAAATCCAATCAGCTAGTTCTGCATTGTCAGTTCCCATACATTCAAAATCTGCCGCTTCTGCACGGGCATGTTGGCTGTTGACTGAGCTACCTATGGCAACACAAAGCTCTGGAGATCTGTAGCAGCTAGTAACTTTAACTCTGCCAAAGTGGTCTCGTACAGGTTGCAAAATATTTTCACACAGTCCCTTTAATTTTTCTATTTGATCAGCGTTTGGATTATTATCAATTCCTCTTCTGATTGCAGTGTCTGATTTAATTAATTCTGATAAAGTAAAATTACGACTTAGATTCATTTTCTCCTCCGTTGTTTTCAAAACTTAGATCTTCGGCAATATCTTTTTCTTCCATTTGATAAAACATTTTATCGCTGTCTTCTGTAACCATTTTGTTATCTTCTGCATCCCAATATGTAGTTTGTACACGGTAGTCTGGCCAGCTGTTATCAGTAGTATAACTATTAACGTGCCAAAGAAGACGATTATTAGGCTGAGCTGCAAAATTCCCGTTATCAAGAGCCAATATATGCGCGCACTTGTGTTCTTGAGGAATTTCAGAATGTTCTGTATCCAAAATATTAACATCTGGATGCGCCCAATCAATAGTGAATAAATATTTGCCATGATAGAATTTTTTATTTAATCCTAAAAATTTACCAGTTACACCATCCAGCCAATCAAAGCAAGTAACACTAGGCCAGTAACTGAAACAGTTCCACAATTCCAACTCGTGGACCTGCATATCTGGCACTTGGGCTCTGTCATACGATTTTTGGAAAAACGCTGAGATAGGCAACCTCCAATAACACGCGCCATTTGGTAACATGATATTAAATAAGAGAGCCCTACCTGAAATAGAGCTAAGACCAAAGACAACGCAGTCAATACTTTGTCCAATATAATTTTTGTCCATGTCATATAAATATTCCTTTCTTACCTTACAATAAATTGGTGGTATGTTTGCATTTAAATATGCCATTAGTCCAGTATTAATGAAGTAATTTTTTTCTCTCCCATATACACTTCTATGTTTGCCTTAGATTGTATGCATTTATAGACAACTCTATCACCAGGATTTTTGTCCTTCATAGCATAACGCTTGGCCTTCAAACAATTTGATAACGACTCGTGATAACGGTGTTCCACTATTTTATGGTCCACAATGAGTAATAAAGCAAATACCATTTCTATCAT